ATCATCTACGTCTAGGCTTGTACCTGTCTGCGCTGCACCAGCTACTAATCCACCGTCTAGTGAGAATCCATCACCTGCTTCGGGTGTAGTGTGTATTGCACCTATAATTAAACCAGTGCCGCTTTGTCCATCACCGTGTACAACAGGCTCACCATAAGGTGGTATAATTGCTGGGTCATACTTATCATAGCCTTCAATGCGCCTGTAACCACCCTCAATGGATGGTTCAAAGTTACGAAGAATACGAGCAGAACCGGGTGCATTTATGCCCTGTTGTAAAGGACTTAAATTTGTTACTAGGCCACCACGAAATTCTACAGGATAAGTTTGCCATTTGTCCATTACAACGGAAGCCTTGAATAGCCTGTTCTACCGCCCCCACCAGTGTTTTGCACAATTAGATAAGAACGTACATAATTATAACGATTGATTAGCATAGACTTCATGTGCGAAATACCTTCTTCAAACTTCTCTTTAGCAACCAAAGCATCTTGTGTATTGCCACGGAAAAGATAGGCATAGTGCATTGCACCGTCTACAATAATATGTCTAAACCGTTCAGGAATAACTGGCACATCATCATACAATGCCAAGTCTACAGGAATACGATAATATTCATATATGAGTTTATATGCATTGTTCGGTACAGGAGTTACAATATATTCAAGCGATGGTGCTTGAGATACAAACTGAGGAACACCCTGTCCTATAGTTGTTGAAGAACTATTATACTCTTGATCTACAAACTTGTCAAGATATTCTTCATAAGATAAAATAGGTAATTTTACAGTGTTATTACCTAATGTAGTATCTTCTTTAATTCTAAATGTATCAAAATCAATTACTTTACAGTCTGTGGGAAAAGGATAACGTGATACACCTACAGATAAAGTGTCTTCTTGTTCTACATGATTATAAGGCCACTCGTACTGTGACTGATTGATATAACGAATTGAAGCATTGACTGCATCTTTTGCTTGCCCATAAAATCCGGCAGCAGTAGCAAAGTTTGCAGAAGTTAGTTCAACTTCATTTAAGCGTCTGTTAATGTCATTTACTAGACCAAGAAATTCATACGCCATATGTTTTACTTCTCTCTAATACGTAGCTTAATAGTACGCTCTGCAGTACTGCCTGTGCTGTCTGTCATGCGACATGTAAATGTATATTCCCGATTATTCACACCGCTGCCAATATTAATTGTAGCCACTGTTGATGTATTTGATTGAGATACATTTTGAATACTGTCGGTAACTGCACCACCTGAAGCTGTAGTTAAGTCTTGACCAGATGCAAGGAGTGTCTTACCAATGCTATCTGTTTGTACATACCATTGTACAGAACTAATTGTTGCAGTACTAAGAAATCGTGACCAGTCTACGCTGTAGTCGAGTGTTTCATCTTTATCTTTAATAGGCCAGCGATAGGACATTTAGTATAACTCCGTTACCATCACAGTACGTTCAGCAGATGTAGATTGTCTTTCTATATAAACAGTTCTGCTTTCAAACTTAATCAGTACCGTTCTGTCATCTGAAGTTGTACCACGAGGAATATACACTTTTCTGCTTTCAAACGGTATGTCTATTGTTCTTTCTGCTGCTGTAGTCATTATGCTGCTCGTTGTATTTTATTTGTTCTAGCACGACTGTATTGATTTGCTACAGCTTGGAAATTAAATACTACAGCAGTTTTTGTAATTGTTCCCAGTGTTGTTGTTGCCTGTACACCTGTAAGAGCATGACTATTACTAAATGTAAAGTTACCATTAACAAAAACTGTAGCACTTACACTATTTAAAACTTCAGTTGGTTTTTCTTCTACAGTATTTACAGAACCAACAGCTTCAACACCTGTAGGTGTTACGTTGGCTGTACCTGTTAATGTAAGAGTAGCTATTGTACCTGTTGCAGATACACTTCCTAGTTTTTCTATAATGTTAACAGTTACATTGTTAACAGAACCTGTAGCACTTACACTATCTAATGCTTCTGTAGGCTTTTCTTCTACAGTGTTTACAGAACCTGTAGCTTGTACTCCTGTTATTGGAGTATTGATATTCTCTTTTACAGTATTGACTGTGCCTGTAGCTGAAACACCTACAACAGAAACTTTAATAAATACATTTAAAGTTCCTACTGAGCCTGTAGCACTAACACCTGTAGAAATACGTTCTGTAACATCTACTTCAAAACCACCTGCTACAACACTAGCAATAGTACCTGTAGCAGAAACACCACTAATACTAGCGGTAAGATTGACTACACCATATTCAGATGTTCCATATAAACCTGAACCATATCGTGCAGACTGTGCTATGATTGCCATAGCCTACTCCTTACGCTATACGAATTACAGCGTTACTTGCATCAGCGGTAGGAAATTCAATAGTCAAGTCACCAGCAGTAGCACTTACTGTGCCACCAAAGTCAATGACAGCAATAGCGGCATTACTAGCTGCTGTGTTATAAATGATACATCCGTCAGCAGATACTGTAACGTCAGCAAATACTTCGTCTGTAAAATCAACAATAGCGGTAGAACTGTCAAGCGAAATAGCTGCGCCATCAAGTACCTGCCCGCCAGCGGAATAACCAGTACCCGATGCTTCATCAGAGTTACCAGTTACATCAGAATAATTAGTTGTGCTGGCATTATAAGTGCCAGATGGTGATGCTTTAATTAGAGCAAGTTTCAAGGAGTCTGTATCCAAATCATGGACACCACCAAGAAGTTCAGTCTTAAAGCTGTTACACATTGCAGTTGTGATTGCCATGATTTGTGCGTCCTTTATTAAATCTCATAGAAGTGAGGGGGCAAGTTGCCCTGCCCCCAACACATTATTTAGGCAAGTGTGTCACGATCTACTTCGTTAGCAGTCGTATCACCCTGTGAACTTACATCCATCATGATGGCATAAACACGAAGTTTACCAGCAGTGAAAGATGCACCTGTACCTGCAAAGGTAAGGTCAAGAGTGTCTGCAGAAGCAAGAACTACATCAGCAGAAACAGTTACGCTTGGCGCATACGCACCATCAGCAGCACCGTCAATGTCAAATGCAGTGACATACTCATCTGGGTCAGCCGCACCAAGAGTTACGGTTGCGTCTGTACCAGTGTTCATGGTTGCGCTTTCAACAACTTCTACACCTGCAGCCATAATTTTATGACCAGCAGGAATAGTGATTGCTTGAACAACATCACCTGACGATGGGTCTACAGTAGTAGCCACGATGTCGATGGTGTTTTCAACCATGTAAGGGTTGCGACCACGCTGGGAATTGCCAGTAGCGGCTTTAAGCAATGCAGTAATTGTAGCCATGTCTAAATCCCCCCTTAAGCCAAGTTGTAGATGGCGTTAACAAGACCTTCAGGACGAAGAATCTTGCGACCATACAAATGCATACCACGAACAATGTCAGCAAAGCTGTCAGGATCACGGTAAGTTTCGGTCTTGTTGATTTGCTCTGCTGTTGCAACAGATGAATCATGACCAGCAACAATCACGCCAAAGTTAGAGGCGTTCATGCCACCAGTTGTAGCCGAACCAGTGCCGATTGATGGCAAGTTGTTTGAAACGTAAACACGGAAGCCATGCAGGTTTGGAAGAGCCAAACCGTTCTGCAGACCTGACCCACCCCAATCTGCTTGGAGCAGACGTGAATCTTCGTCTTTCAGAACTTCCATGAATACAGGATCAACAACCATCCAACGGCCTTGTGTGTCAACATTCTGCTGGTCTAGCAGACGTGACATACGAGCAATGACCTGAAGTGGGTTTGCTTCACCGTTACCAGTTGGAACGGCACCTGCACCTGTACGTGGCAGGATTGAGATTGACTGACCAGCAACACCTGTGCCAGCAAAGTCAGTTGCGTCCAGCTTCATGCTGGCAAGCAGTTCGTCTGTACCTGCAGTTGCTACAGCAACAGAACCATTAACAGTTGTGTTTACTGTGTCAGCATTTGCATGTAGAGCAGACTGCTTGTAACCTGACAAGTAGCCAAGAACGTCTTGGTCAAACTGGTCAGCAAGGCGATACGCAGCACGATCACTTGCCAGTGACTGGAAGTTAACGTGTGAGTGTGCCTCTTCAATGTCGTCAACCTTGAACGCAAAGTAGTTAGCTTTGTCGATGGTCAGGTTGAAGTCTTCATCGTCAATGTCTTGCGGCGTGATGGTTGTACCACGGGCGTAAGCCTTGACTGTGATTTCGGGTTCCTTGATAATCTTCACGGAATCGCCCATGTTAGCAATCTCACCGAAGTAGTCGGAATTTGAGATAGCTTCAGAAACAGCTGACTTGCGGAACGCAAGCTGCACCTGTTTGCTGTAAATTACTGGGCTAAAATTGCCGTTAGGAAGGTTACCATACCCGGCTGCGGTAGTAAAAGCCATGATATTTTCTCCTAATTTTATAGCATTTCACAGATACAAACTCACAAGACTAATCAGAGGCTGATTCACTTGGGTGCGTATCTTAGTAAGGTGGCCGCCCTACTATTCAACGGGCCATGTTCTTCAGGTAATCCGTAAGACTTTGCTGTTTGCGAATTGTAGTGCAACCATATTGCGCAATACAGTTACACTATTCTGACTATAGTTATACGTAAAAATAACTATTTGTCAACACTTTTTTATATATTATCTAGCGGAGCCAGATACATCATAGATGAACTTACCACTACGGATAGCTTCCATGATCTCGTCAGACATCTTCTCGTACTGTTGAGGTGACATCTTTTGTACTTGTGATTCTTTTAAGTAAGTCGAAGACTCATCGTCTTGTGGCCTACTTCTTGAGTTCCTTGTAGATACAGACTTGGCTGCATCTTTATCTTTAGCAGGTTTGCTTTTAGCAATACCCATATCAGCTTTGTACAAATCAATTGCTCTAGCGGCAGATCGTGCATCGTTATCATTGTCATAAAGTGCGTCTTGTACCCACTTAGGCTGATCTTCTGCCCAATCATGAAACTCATCACTGTCACGAATGTCGTTAAAATCAGAATGTAAACGCATTAACTCTGCTTCTGCTTTTTCTTTCTTTGCAGTGTACTGCATTTCATCTACTACTTTTACACGTTCTTCTAAAGCAGATGACTGCTCACGTGCTTTTTTCATAGCAATTGTTTCAACGATAGCTGCTACATCTGGATAGTCTGCTGCCCATTGTTCTATATCTTTATCTGACTTAGGCAGTTTCATTTCTTTTTTAGTAGCTTGATTGAGTTGCAGCTTTAATGCTTCAATCTCTTTTTTAAACTCTTCTGCTTGCTGTTGTTGATGTCTACGCAGGTCAGAATAACGCTTCTTAAATGTTTTTTCTTCTGCGTTTGTAGGTTCAGCTTCCTTTGGTTCAGCAGATTCTACTTCACCTTTTTGTTCTTTCATCAACTGTTCTAGTTCTTCTTCTTCCATTTTGCGCTTATCTTCGTTAGTGTATTTACGATTTGCAAACGCAACTTTCTTTGGTGACTGCATTTCTTCAGCCATAATTGTATCGTTCATTGTTTATTCCTTTGTTGGGGCCACTGTAGCCACACTATCGGGCGTGGGGAGTGAGTAGCCAACTAATATAGCTGTT